GGGTTTATTCCCCCTCTTTTCTACACTAGCTCCCGCGTTGGTGCTTCCACTTTGTGGATAAAAACGTTCTTGAGCGACGTGCTTGCACCTTGACTCAAAACCCCGGCTTTCTCCGTCCGGATTGTGGCGATCGTTTCGATCGTATTACATAAAGCTTCGAATCATTTCGTTACGAAATGTGAAACAGCAAGGGAAACTGACAATTGTCCAAGAAGTATATAGCGTATGTATATTAATTACATAAGATGTTCTACTCAAATGAGGCGAACTTCCTTACCTCTTCAGGTATCATAGGAAGTTTTTAGGCCGAAAGGTTACTATTTAGCAAAAGTTTGAGGCGCGACTACGGTAAGGATGGTTGTTGTTCATAACACAACTATGTTAACCAAAAAGATGAATTCTTCTCCAGGTCATGTCGTAAAGGCTACTGGAGTTTCTGAAACCCCTCTTTCTCAGGAGGTTAAACCCGAGACAGAAACAACAACTTTTCTGGAAAACAGTTCCCACTTCAATGTCGGGTCCTCAGATTCAGGAAACAGTGTGAAGGCTTGCGCCACTCCCTTTAATGTGGAGTTGACGCACCCTAACATTGTGCCAAACACACCAAACAACACCCTGCTTCGTTTCGAGGCAGGGTGGGATGAATGGACATCTCATGGCGAGACGATCTCATCGGGTACTAGCTCTAACCACAGTTTAGTATCGTTGAAGTCTGACGACCATGTAGGTGATCTTCATCAACACAACCAAAAGTCCTCCGTTGCGGAGGCGGATTATATCAACGACGATGGTTGGTTAATTGACACATTGCAGAATGTGAGCACCGGCTCTGGCGATCTGCCGTCCGGGTTACGCTCTAGACATTGCTGGTTCCTTGATACAAAGATCCGCAACTGCTGTAATGAGCACAATGAGTTTGATACTCTAATGTGCGACAATAAGGCAATGATGCGAATGCGCAGTGTTGTCTGTAAAGCTACGGGTGCGTGTCCTGGTGGTTGCATCGAGTGCAAGCCAATGGCCCTGCAAGCCGGCTCTGAGGAGGAAATTGGCCAAGGGGGATACGGCCTCTCATGGTCTTCCATAAGAGCCAAGATTGATGGGGGCATCGCCCGCATCTATAGAGACTCTTCTCGTATGATGGGTAGCACCAAGGGCACTTGGGCCCATTTTCGGGAAGCGGGGGTTAAAACCCTCCTGACCGAGTTTTTCAACACCATCGTTGCGATGGTGCGGGACAAAATTGGTGACCTGCTAACGTGGGCCATTCCAGTCAGCTTGATTACAATTTGTATCTGCATGCTGATAAATTACAAGGGCAAGGCATATGCTATGATCGATACGGTCATTAGCATCGCGAGTAGTATATTCTCCGCGATTGGCCTGTCCATTGCTGGTAACATGGCCAAGATCTGGTCTGTTTTGCGACGGTTTTTCAAGCCGGAACGAGAACTTTTTGAGAGTTCTGAGCTTGATCAAGAGGAAGAAGCCATAAACGAAGATGATATCACGTTACAGGCTGGCGCCTCGAACCCATTCGCAATTCTCACGTCTTTCGCCGTGTTACTGTCAACAAACTCTGAAATGTCGACTGGTGCGATCATGAAGGCTATGCAGAGTGCTTGCCGAATCGTCCCGGTTATAACGTCCCTGAGTAAGGTGGCGTTGTGGGCGACGAACTATTTGCCCAAGGCTTTGGCGAATTATGCGGTCATTTTCTTCGGTTATGTGACCCCATCGGACTTCTCCATCGGAGCTCGTCAGAACTTGGCGATGGCCAATGATTTGAAGGCCCGATATGACGTCGATAAGGAGACCGCATTCCAAGATCCCGATTTCGTGGCATCAGTTCTGCGCGTCCACGGCGAGCTCAACAAGTTGATGTCAGTCGAATTACTTGCGTACTCCGCTGAGTCTCACAAGAGGGTTTACTACCGTGAGGCTATTGCATCCCTTTCCGGGCTCGTCGCTGCCGCTAAAGAGCGTACGTCCCAGGAGATGATTCGCCTCGAGCCACTTGGCGTTTGGATATCGGGGCCGCCCGGTGTGGGGAAAACCACTATCATCCGCACGCTGGTTGCTTCAGTCCATACGACGGCTCATGAGTATGACTTGGTTTACACAAAGAATATTGCTGAGAAGTTCTGGTCCGGTTACAAGGGACAGAAAGCTGTTCTTGTTGACGATTTCGGCGTCCATGACTCTGAAGTCGCAAAATCGTTTAACGGTAACGTTTTGACCTATATGAGCAGCCAGTCTGGGGCTATTCTCGATATGCCTTTCGAGAAGGGGACGAAGTTCACCAGTGAATCAATGTGGCTAACCGGCAATGGGAAGTTTGACGCTCCCATACCTGGAATTAAAGTTAATGATGCATTCACCCGCAGGTTTCCCGTCCAGGTGAGGATGGTCCTCAAAGACGGTTACGCCGATGCGAAAGGCCACCTCGACATGGCACGGTACCAGGCAATGACCCGTGATGAGGTGAAGCGCCAAGATCACTGCATTTTCCAGAGGAGTGTCAAGCGTGGAAAGAGGGTCACAACTGAGGAGCTTTCTTACCCACAGTTGGCACTCCTTATCAAAGCGGAATTGGCGAAGAAGAAAAAGATCTTCGGCGTGATGGTTGAGCGCTCCAAAAATTCCCTCGCTGAGGGGATTCCCGAGGAGAAAGCGCCAAGCGACCTCGATGAAGGGATTGCGTCCATCATTCCGAATCTCGACCGCGAACATGCCCAGGGCGTCTGGACCACGGTTGTCGCGAAGCATCCTTTTCCAATGAAGGGCCCGACGGCTAAGAAGACGTCGTTTATGAGGGCCTTCTTCAAGAAGAACTTCGACGAGGACGTGGACCTCAAGGGCTTGTCCGTTGCCCAGCTGCACCTATATTTGACGGGTGCCCTTTGTACGTGTTATGATGACACTGAGAGCAAGGAGTGCGTTGTGTGCGTGGGGGACGCTCCAACCCTCGAGGTTGGCGACTGGTTGGCCAAGGATGTTTTGGAGATGACTGACGTCATGAACCATGCCGATGAGTTAACCGTGTCTGAGCCCAGGCAGGAGATGGTCTCTGTTGGAGAATCCCTACGTCGCTGGAGGTTGTCCCTGGCCAATTACTTCATGTCAAGGAAGTTTGGTGGGTTCTCGCTCAAGAATATAATAGCAGTCTGCTTAAGTGTGGGCGCTGTTGTGGCTGTTGCGAGCATATTCAGTAAGCCCAAGTGTCTGATCGCCCCTGATGAGGACGACGCTTGTGTACTGGACTGTATGGCTCCTGATATCCCGGTCATTCTCTTCGGAGACAGTGCCGATTTTGCCGACCTCCAAGCACAGTATGGTGGAGCCAAGACGCGAATTCAGAATTTCAGGAAGGCCAGGGGGGTGCGAGACGTCGAGAAGCGACGTGTAGTACCAAAGCAGGCCCAACACGCCGTGCTTGAGGCGGGGCCCTATACTCCGGAGCACCGTTTGACCGAGGTCAAGACAATTCAGCGGAATTTGACGCGGCTGGTCATCAATGGGTCGTGTGTCAATGTGATCATGCTCAGCGGGACAGTTGGGATGACTGTGAACCACATTTTCCACACTGTTGAAGAGACCGGGATCGAGATGGTTCCAAAGGGAACTCCTATGACTTTGAAGAGCCTGGACCAGTCTTACGACATGGAGTTTGACCCTAGTTTAATTGTGCGATTCAAAGTAGGTGAAACGGGCCTCTTCAATGAGGTTTGTTCATACGATTTTGGTGCCCATGTCCCCTCCTTCCGTGACATAACGAAATATTTCATTGATGAGGAGCAGATCCAGAATCGTAGGTCATTGAAGATGTTGCTTTTACGACTTCAAGTGAATGGAGCTGGTTACGCGACACGTGCTGGGAACACCATTGCGTGTTCGGACCGTGTTGCTATCCCCTCTGCGATCGGTCGTGGTGATAAGCACCAGGCCAATACAACCGAGATATTGCACCGATGGGACTACGATGTGGTGACCCAAACTGGCGATTGCGGTTCGCTTGGTATATCCGCCGAGAGCGCGACGAATGCTATTGTTTGCATGCACTTTGCGTACAATAATTCATCGCGAAGGGGGATGGGCGTCACCCTCAGCAAGAATGTTGTTGTTACGCACTTGTCTGCGCATTCAGCAAATATTACGCTTGAAGCCGGGTCCGCTGAGTATTTCTCGCAGGTTGTGTATGAGGAGAAACAACCCGACGCTTTGCACCCTCGCGTCGCATCGGTTGGCTTCATAGATGACCCCCTTTTGCCAGGGGGTGCCACGAAAACTCGTCTTGTGGAATCATTGTTTAAGAGTCGCATGGGGGAACATTGCAATGCCTATGGTCCAGCGACCCTAGGACCCAGCAAGGAAGATCCTGCCAACACGGTTGACAAGATTGTGGCACGCGATATGTGCCGCATTTCCGAGCCTGAAGAGCATGTTGATCCACGCATTTTAAGCACCGCAATCAGTGATGTCCTTCAAGAGATTGTTGACAATGGCTCTCATGGCCCCTTGCGTACTCTGACCAAAGACGAGGTCATAAATGGTGGGGGCGGTTTTCCTCACCTGAAGGGCATGGTGATGTCAACATCCGCTGGGTATGATCCAAGGCTTGTCGAACCTGGTGTTGGAACGAAGAAGTCGAATTATTTCACCCAGCGACCAGATGGTGGTTATGCATTTGGGAACTTGACTGCCAGCGAATTGTTCGACTCCGACTCTGAAGCACTGCTCAGGGGTTCCTTGCCCGTCTATATATGGTCAGTGTCCCTGAAGGATGAGTTGAGGAGCAAAGCAAAGAATGAAGCGGGGTTGACTCGCAACATTAACTGTAGTCCCATGCTGACCACCTGCATGACGCGAAAGTTTTTCGGTTCTTTCATCAATTCGTTTATGTCCTTAGATCCAACCACTTCCTTCTCTGCCGTTGGGCTGAATGTGTACTCGCCTTCTTACCACACCTTTGTTCAAGACAAGCTGCGGATAGGGGCGAATGGATTTGACGGTGACCTCACTAAGTTTGAGAGCACGTTTACACCCCAAGTTCTCGAAGCAATTCGAGCGGGCATTGAGCGCATGTTCTATCAGAATGCCGATGGGGGGGAGAAAGCCAGGAAGGCACTGTTCAAGGACTTGACCCACACTTATTTTAGAGTGGGCTCAAAGCTTTTCCGCAAACAGGCGTGGAATCCATCTGGGACGGTTTTGACGACTGCGATCAACACCGTTTGGACTGCCACCCTAATGAGGATTGCATGGATAAAGATCATGATGAAGAACAATGCCCGATTGTCCAGCCTGACCTGCTTTCACAGGCTAGTCGCTGATGCGAGCTTTGGTGACGACAATCGCAGCAACGTGGCTGAGGAAGTTGCTCATTTGTACAATAGGAAGTTTGTGACTGAAGCACTTAGGCCACATGGCATCATCATGACTGGAGCAGCGAAGACTGCGGACGATGGCGGGAAACTGATGTTCCATACCGAGCTGGAGTTCCTCAAGGGGATGACAGCTGTCGGCGTATTGGGCGATCCGGTTGTTAGGTACACCTTCGACACTATTGAAGAGTCCCTTTTTAAGTCGCTATTGTATGTGTCCAACAAGCAAGACTTCAATACTGCCAATATTGTGAATGGGTCTAATATGCTTAGGCGTGCTTTCACGAAAGGCCCGAAGTACTTCGCGACTCAGCGGAACTTCGTGCTGAGTGTGTTGCAGGAGACCATAGGTTTCAGTGATCACCTTATAACGTATGATGACTGCGCCCGGCAGTTTTACCGGAACACGCTTTTCGACGAAGATGACGTCATAGCGTGCATTGAAGAGGACTACTCATACCAGTGCGCGTATGGGAAGGACGTGACCCTCCAGTCTGGGAAAGCAGGGGTGACTTTCACCGACCCAGCCTCCATTGAGACGAATTACACGCGGCCCTTGATGGCTGGCGATGCTGTTGTGGATAACACGATAGTTGAGAACCAGTTGTCAATGAACGACCTCGTTGCGCGACCCCAGTTTGTTAGTTCCATTGATTGGACGACATCACAGGTGTCTGGATCGGTAATCCAGTCGTTTGTGTTGCCGCGAGATGTGCTAACATCACGTGTCATGGCAGACCCGTTTTCGCGGTTTAAATACTGGCGGGGTACCATGAATGTGGCAGTCCGGTTGCAGTGTACTGCTTTCCACGCCGGGATGATCAGAGTGTTTTTCCAACCGCTTGATGCAGAGCTGGGACCCTCCAGGACATCCGCTTCCGTGTGCCAGGGCTTCAACATGGTGGCCGGATCGACCCAGGTTGGGACGCTGCGAATCCCGTTCGTGCACCCACAGACCTACATGGAGACGCAGAACCCTACGATCCCGTTGGGGACAGTCCATGTGATGGTTTTCAACAACCTGCGCGTTGGAACCGTCGATGCGCAAGCCCACCAGTGCACTCTGTCTACATATGTCCATATCGAGGACGCCGAGTTTAAAGTTTTGGATCCGACAACTGACAACGCGAAGGATGCTATCATCCTACAAGGTGGGTTGATGTCCAAGGTGACCAACAACAACATAAAATTGGCGGCTGGTGCGACTTATGTTAGCCACGGAGACAGCGACAATTTCGAAGGGAAGACCTCGAACAAAGTGAGTGGTCTCGACAAGCCCAATATCGGGATCGAGGCTCCGCCGGTCCGTCGACGGTTTGCGCCCGATCTCGCCACTGCAGCGAATGTGGGATACAAGCCCGTCCTTGGCTTGTACGCCGACGAGTGCGATTGTTTGGAGCCAGTTGATGTGGGTACGAGCCTTGACGAGATGGGTTTCGATTACATATTTGGGAAAGAGTCGTTGACTGAGACCGTCACGATGTCGCGTGTCACTTCACCAGGGACTATTCTCGCGCAGTATGAGATTATGCCCGTGCGGAAAATACTGGACCAGTTGGCTGGTGCGACTTACCAACCAGATTTGCTGGAGTTCGCGGCGTTGCCCTTTGAGTTTTGGAGGGGCGACATAATTATGGTCGTTGAGATGTTGGGCTCATCGATAAACACGGCACGCGTTGCTGTGTGTACCCACTTTGGTGTGACCGAAGCCCCCGACTCGTTACAGGCCGCGCTCGGTCAGTACGCCCACGTGTTTGATACGACTGCCGAAACCAACAGGTTTGAGGTCGTTCTTCCCTACACGTCGATGTTTGAGTGGATGCGCATCCCCCATGGATCCATCCCTCCTGACAGGAACATAACCGAGTACTCCACTGGGCTGGTGACTTTGCGCGCTGTTTCGCGCCTGACTTACACTCCTGCCGTAACTGATGAGATCGACATCAACATTTACTTCAAAGCTGGCGACAATTTTGAAGTTAAATGGATCGGAGCTGGCATGTCTGACATTGTCGTTGCCAAGCCCTTGTTGGACTTCGAATTGCAGGCTGGTGACATTGTGGATGCACCGGCCAATGATCAGTCCGACGAGGCGGTAACCAGCGTTGTTGCTGCCCCTGCAGGATCGCCTGTAGTCCAAGCCCCTGAGAACAGGGGTCGTTACCGCTCGATTAATGACCTTGTCCAACGTTCCACAAAATCCATCATCAACCCATCTGCGCTATTCGATATTAGCGTGACAGGATTGTTGAGGCAGAACCCATACTTTGATTATTATTCGAACATTTTCAAAATATGGAAGGGAGGCGTTTCCGTCGTGTTTGCATCACGTGGTGACACCGCTCTGACGTTTGCCCCTGATGCTACAACGGACGGTGTGGACCTCACGCCATCAGTTGGGACCAATGTCGTTGGCGCGAAGAATAGCCAGCGGGGGGTCCCGCTCGTCAATTGCGCGGGGCGGAACATATCTTTGTTCACTTTCCTGGTGAACTACATGTCGCCGATGAAGTTTATGATTATTGAGAACGAGAGTGTTCTCCCCGTGTCATTCACTAATTATGGGCGTGTGTTCGGGGTGACCACTTCCCCTGATGCGACTGCGTCTTGTGGGGCGTATGTAGCAGCGACGGACGAGTTGCGGTTCTCATACTTGCATCGAGTCCCCGAGCTGACTATCTCATCGGCCTATTTCCCTCACTCCCCTGTTGGTGTCTTTATTGCCCCAGTGTCCGTGGTGTTCACGCCCGCCGCGGAGGATGCCATGGACTTGAAGCAGGAGGACATTGCCACTTTCATTAGGATGGGAACTTTCCAATCGACCACCGTCACCACTTTCACTGTCACGACTGAGTCGTGGACGACCGAGATGTTCGAGGATTATGCCGGCGTCATTGTCCCTGCTGGGTCAACCCTACTGCGTGTTGGAACGGCCGCGCGATCTTGGCGTAGCAGTGTTGTCCCTGCCCTGCTCCCTTCGACGATGTCCGTGGTTCAGGGCCCGGTGGACACGATTTACCAGTTTGATCTGCGAGCTGTGGCTGTCGGGAACCAAATCCCATACGTCGATAAGCGCGGAGTCACTGGTGTGGCTGCGCCTTCCTTCTCATTATCGTTCAATGAGAACCTTGGCAGCGAGGAGGACTACGCTGCCTTCTCCGGGCTTGTCATCCCCCTTGGAACCACTGTTTTGTGGCCTGATGGCACTACCATTAATGTGGCAGCTCCAACTGGACCTGCTTTCAATTTTGAAGGAACCACTGTCTTTGAGTGGGATTTCAAGAACTCACTCGCGTTCTTGTGATTTGTAACAATATCGAGTTGTCTACTCTGTGCATATATATTGTCTGAATAATACCTTGACA